GACTGTAAGGATTGTGCAGACAATAAGGTAACCTACCACAACAGATACAGAGATAAGATAATCTTTGAACATAATGGAGATGAGGTTATCATGACAGGTGGCTCATGGATGCGGTATGGTATAGCAGATGATGATAGTATCAATATGGTAGATCCATCAGGTGGCCCTTACATTGAGTTAGGTAATAACCTTAACCACTTTTGGCCGAAAGAAGAATACCAAGACCTTATTGTAGAATCTATTAGGTTAAAAGATGGAGAAGGGGAAAGTACAACAGTTATATTTAAAATCAAATAATGGTAGTAAAACTACTACCTTTTGTTTCTGAATAAACCCTCACTTTATTACATATTTCGTAAAATTTTACCCTCTAATTATGTAAACTTATAACATGCGAACATTAATTATCATTGCTCTATTATGGGTTATAGGCGCATTAATTGTGGTTATAGCTGCCATGATAGAGCAGAAGAACAACATGCAAATAAAAATGACTGAAATGCAGTCAAAATCAGATAGTTTATATGATGAGATTGTGCCATTGAAATTTCAAAACCAGCGGTATGAGTTCATATATGACCAGTTAAGCACAAATCCAGAAGTACAAAAAGCATTTAACGAAACCGAATAAACAATAAAACATGAAAAAATTAATTGGGATCTTTCAAGTAGTCTTTTTCTTTTTGGTTGGCATACCAGCCTTTATCTTGCTTTACGGGGCAATTGTAGTAACCTTTGCAATAAAGGAGCTATTCATCTTCATCTTCGGGAGGCGCGAGGTCAATCTGAACAACAGATAGTATTTTAAGGTCCTTATATTTTTGTAGCACATCAGACATTGAAACGGCATAAACCAGCTTAGTCATTTTGGTTCCGTCCTTCTCAAAAAAGATGCGATACGTTTTCATCAGTTTTGCCATTTGCCTTTTGGACAACCATCTGCCCCTTTTGGTGAAAAAACTTTTTTACTTGTTGTGCAGCCACATACTTCACAATAGTCGCGTAATGCACCCTGAACCCAGTGTTCGCAATCAATACAAGTTAAGAGTCTTTCTTGCGCAAGCTGGCTTTGTTCCTCTGTTGGATTGAAGGAAGCTGCATAAGATAGAAGTATTTCTTTTAACTTGTTCATACGAATAAATTGGTATAATCGGAGTGGTTGCCCCAATAATCATGAGTTAAAGATAAATTATCTTTGCGATATATTGAGTTATGGCTGGTAAAATGTACGCCATGATTGATGTGTATGGCTTGATTTTGGCAGTTCCATTGGGTTCTATTCATGGTTTGCGTTTCAATCATACCGCTATTAGTACGCAATGCATTGGGTAAAATAGCCAAACAATGATCAATGGCATCATCAAATCTCATGGTCATTTGGTGGAACGGCTCATCATTTTGACCTCTCTCTTGCCAACCATTGATACAAAGACCGCCATAGTTCATATTGGTAAGCACGCTGCCCTTTTTAAAATCAGGAAAATCAAAGTAACCTTCGGGGTACATTACATCATGCTCTAAAAATGAAACGTAATCATACTCTCCGGTTTCTTTGGCTGCATAAAGACATTGCATAATTTGAAGCAACTGATTAAGATGCGATTGGGATTGGTACCAGCTTCTAACTTGGTAAAAAGGATTTTCCGGCATAGGCTCCCACATACAAGTTACAATGTCTGCTACTCCATTGCTAGATTTCTTAATTGTATCTAATGATTTATAGATTGAGGGCCATATCTTTTTATTGTTGTTATTGGAATAGAATATGCCCAATTTTCGCGTTTTGGATTCGGGAAATACAAATATACCACCTTCCATGATACGCTTTAAAATAGGGCCCTTTTCTGTTTCCAGTTCTATTTCTAAATACTTTACCTCACCAACGGCAGTATCTCCAATAATATCATTATTGGATCTAACAATAAGCTGGTTGCCCACTACTTTGTTTTGTATTAAACTTGTGCAATCTACTCCTCCATATGTGGCTCTGATAACTCTCATAACAAAACTGATTTTTTAGCGGTTTCTTGTATAATATCCCAATATTTCTTACTGGCCGTTCCTTCTTTTATATTTAATGTTGCACTATAGGGCAACTGGTTCATATACTCTGCTTTGTAGAATAAGCCATCGGCAGATGTAACAACACCGGCATTGTGGAATATATTTAACCTATCCCAATCCGCTTCGGTACTTGTACCCCATGAAAATTCTAATTCTGGGTGGCAGATCGTTTCTGCTCCACGCTTCCAACCATTCCATAAAACTGCCCACATATCTGCACACCATATCTGTAATTCATGATGTGTTGGATCTAATTGTTTCTTTTGATTATTGAGGTGAGTTACTTCATTAAATAATCTTTCGCAATCTTTTTCAACGTCCGCCCAAAACTGCGCATTGATACCCTTCATTAAATATTGCGCACCGATTGAGTTAAGCTCATTATCTTTTATCAATGATTCTGGTATGTCTACTATCTCACACATCTTATCCATTACGTCTTGGCCTTTGCCTAATATGTAGCTATGAGCTATGTACCAACGGCAATCAGATCCATACCACTTATCATCTTCAAGGAACTGCTCCCAATTTATTTTTTTGGTAAAAGCTATATCGCAATCATGATAAAGAACCGCTTCTTGTTCTATGTATTGATTTTGTTCAAAGTGTTGCTTTAAAATATTAGGACGTATTGAAGATATGTAGTGTTTAGTTTCTCTGGTATCAGAATAAAAAAAGAACCTCGCTGGATAATTGGCAGCCAACTTGGTCCACTCCTCCGGAATAACATCATTGACCTTCCAGCAAACAATATCTATCATGTCAGGGTTGATACCCATTTCAATAAAGTTATTTATCATAACTTCTACTTGCCATGCATAATAAAGGGAAGTTGGTTGAGCGCAAATGAATCTTAACTTCATGTATTTTTTTTCCAAAGTTAAACGAGTTAATTAAATTAAAAAATTATTTTTATTTATTAGTGCTTAACTATTAGCTGCTTCTTGTCTATGAATTTGTAAATAAACTCAGCTATGTGACCTGATAACCATGCTCCTGCTTCATCATCTACAATACCTCTGTCACTTTTTATTACATTAACCATGTGGTAATTTTCATGTGATAGGGTATTGTGGCTTAAATATTTTTGCTCTATAATCATGTAATAGACATCTATGTCTGGGGTGATAACTGTACCTTCTGCATCTCCTTCAAACATCTGCTCCATTTTATGCTTTTTGTATACTTTATTAGCTTCATTGATTAATGAATCTGTAATAATAAGTACCACCTTGCAACCATAGGTAGATATTTTCAATGTAGAAGTTAGTTTCATTGGTCATTATTTATTATTCTATTAATATACCAAACTGCCTTTTTTAAATCTTCCTTACCACCTTTACGTTTCCACCTCCACAAATACTTTATAGCATTGCCAGTAGCAAATGCTTCATCTCCTTCCAACCCCTTTACTGCTTCCTCAATTGCTTCTATACACTCTATCTTTCCAGCATTGTAATGGGCTGGGTGGTCAACTTTAGATAATTCTTCCTCCATGAATAGCTATATTATTTACCTTAAAATCTCCGTTCTTTTCTACTAAAATATGAGCAAATCCTAAATTGTGTTTTGTTCCATGTGGATCATAATCCGGAGCCAGTGTACAAAGACAACCAACAGACCATGTACCAATAGTTTCTCCCTTTAATGTTTTCTCAACGTGATGGCTTGTGGTATGCACATGACCAATGATAGCATTTGATTTAACGCGAAGGAACAATCCTCTGGCTGCATTTACGGGAGCAAATACCCCACGAATCATTGTATGACCATGATGCATCTGCAACTTACCAGCCATTAAAACTACATGCTCCGCAAAAAACTTAACACCTAACTCATCAAGCTTCATTCTTTGTGGAAGATGATAGTACTCATCGCTAAACAATATTGGAGCCTTCTTCATTAGATAGCGCTTAATCCACGCGTCATGATTACCTTCAATCCAATAGAACTTGGCTTTTGGGAATTGATATTTTAAATATTCTATAAATTGTTTGGCATACTCAAACCACGTTCTAACATCATCTAGGCCCGGCGGTGGCGCATCATGGCTTGTAAACGGAGTGTTATCCAATATGTCCCCTCCTAAAACAATGCAGTTTATATCATGCTCTTTTCCATACTTAACGGCTAATTCAATGGCTTCATTGTCTTGGTTTGGGATATGAACATCAGAAAGCCAAAGAATGTTATTGCACTCTTTAGGAAGTACCTGAAATTCCCTTTCCTTGCAATTTGAAGGAGGTAGTTGTGGGTTGTGTTCCATTACGTTTTTTGTATGTTTTTTATGCGTAGCCCCATTAGCACCAGTTATTTGCCTAATCATCATTCTAGCAGATTCTGGATTATCAAACAAATGAGGATGCCTTTCAAATGCTATTTTTCCTAAATTAGATTTAGAACTATTAGGAAACTCTAATAAAAGCTCTCTAATTGCTTTATTCTTTACTGTTGGACCTGTGTGTTGATTTGCCC